CCCGGATCGGCCGCCGGGAAGTTGTCCTGTGAAACAGCCGCGCTCAGCGTCATATCGTCGCCCGCCAACGTACCGGTGCAGCCGACAGCGATCTTGTCTACGCCGCCCTCTGTCCAGTAAGCATCGTAGACGCCGGTGGCCAGGCCATGGCCAGCGGCCAGGGTGACCACGCATATGACGGTGCTGGTTTGCGAGTAGGATTCCTCGACTGTGCCGGGCGGCAGATCAACCTCGTAAGGGTTTGGATGTTCCGCCGTCTTTGTGATCGAACTGATGAACGATATCCCACCGATCGAGGCGGAAACGGAAATGGTGCCCGTAGGCATGATTGCATCCTTTCGTGTTTGGTTGGCGGCTTCAGCCCGCGGCGGAACTCACCTCAGACATAGAGCGACGGTTCTCGGGTCGATTCGCCGGTGGGTTCCGCGGTAAAGTCGATGGTCTGTTCGCCTTTCAGCGGCTTGCCCTTCTTCATGGTCAAGGTCACATCGCCGTCAAAACCTTTGCCGGCGCTGTGGTCTTTCAGCCGCAAGGCCACCGGCGCACCGGACGTCGCGGCGCCCTTCAGAGCCTCCAGCGTGCTGTCGGTCGACTTCTCCAACATGCTCCAGTCGCAAGAAAAATTGACCCCAGTCACTTGCCCGGTGCCAACCGGCGGCGCGGCGCCGGCGCCCCGCACGGTCGTATCGCCCCTCTCCGCGTCCACCGAAATCGTGATGTCCCGGCTGTTGGTGATCTTGGTGGTGGCCGTGCTGCCGGCCACGCCGTAGTAGATTTCACCCTCGTAGCCCATTTTGGTAACGCCCATGGCGAGTTATCCTTTCGTGTTTTGGATTGTAATTCCCGATTAGCGGAGTTTCGCCTGCCAGTACCAAGGAAGCTTGGGAGCCACTTTCCGCAAGGCAGGCCCCATGAACGGCCGCTCGGGATACTCTTGTCCCTTGCGACGACCGCCAAATTCAAGAGTTCCGCCCGCCGTGCCCATAATGGTGAAGCGAGGCCCCACAACTCCGCCAAGTCCGTCGGGATCTGCGAAGTAGGTGATCGACTGGGGCAGTCGCCCGCGACCCTTCACGCCACCCTTCTTGCGACTCCTCCGCGTGTGCGGGGGCTGGCCAGGCGGTGATGACTTTCCTCTTGGCGCCGATTTTATTGACGCCATCGCGAATGCTCGGATGTCGAACAAGGCTTCCTTGATTGCCCGGTACGACACGCGATCCATCGCCTGTTTAAGGCCGCTTTTGCGGAACGTTGTTTTGGCTCGGATGCCGAACATCTTATTTCACTACCTCGAAGTTGACCGCGACGATCCCGGTGAACTGACGTAATTCAAATAGGTGATCCGGCGAGTACACCGGCCGGAACTCGACGTCGACCCAAGCCGCTTCGTCGTAGGCGACCAGGCGCCGCAATACGAAGTAGTCGTGGATCTCTTGCATTAGCAACAGCAACCGGTCGATCTCGTCGGTTTCGATCTCGCCGGTGGTGTCGTCCTCTTCCACGGTGTCGAACCGCTTGCGGACGGCGATATCCACCCGGCAGGTGTACTTGATTCGCTCGCGGTCGGCCGCCTCAGTGTCCACGTCGCCCGGCTGGACGTCGACGTACAGCGTGCCCAGATCCTTCAACACAATGTTGGTCACGTACCGCCGGCGGATGGTGGGATTGAGCGTGAACGTCTGGCTGCGCAATTCCGCGGCCACCGCGTTCGTCACTTTCACCAGGATTGCCTGTGCGTCTGCCATCGTTCTCCGCTACTCCGCTCCGATATGCTTGGTATGAATCAGCCAGCTTGTCTCGCTGGTGTCGGTATGTTCGGCCGCTGGGCGATCACCGAATCGATTGGTGCGCCCCAGCGGCATCACCTGGAAAATCTCGATCGACCCGTTGATGGTTTCCTTGATTTTGTTTCCCGCCCGCGGCGTGATCGGTTCTCCATCAATTACCAACGCCGCGGCCGAAATCACGTAATCGCGACTCTGGATCGTCTCAAAGACTCCGTGTGGATCTTGCACCTCGTAATCGTGTAGCGACGCCTCTGCCGTGACCGTGATCTCCGAGCTGCCATAGACGTAGGTGACCTCGCCGCCGAACGCTTCGGCGAACATCGCATCGGCAGCGGCGAAATCGTCGTCAAAGGCCGGCATGGCAATCTCGGCTCTCATCCCAAAACAGCGGGCGACGGATGGACGGGATCCGCCGCCCGCGTGCCAGGAGGTCAGTCGGTCTAGGCCGCCAAGTCGGTCGCCCGAATGGCCAGCTTGGCAACCCTAAGTTCGCCGGTCGTCGTGCCGGTAGTCTTCTCGATGTGTGCTAGCAACTTCATCGGACCGGTAGCGTCGCCCAGGGCAAACGTCGACCCGGACAGAACACGGACACCGTTGATGTAAATTTTGATGTCCGTCAAGTCGCGACAATCAAACGCAAAATCGAAATACGTATCATCGACCGCGTCCACCGTCGTGTCGGTCGCGGCCACCTCGGTTGTGCCATCGTCCGACTCGGCTTTGATGTCCAATGCGTCGTCGAAGTGCAGGAACACGCTTTCGGTGATCGCGCCGGCATCGGTGGCGTGGGTGCCGTTTGCGATGCCGATGTTGAAATCAACCGCAGCCCCGCTGCCAATCTCGTAGACCGCTGCACGGCCTTCGACAATAAACGGGATCGTCACCGGCACGGAATGGATTGACATGATATCGCACTTCTCAACTTCGGAAGTGGCGATGATCTTCAATGTGGCATACCCCGCGTTCCTCACTACGGTTGCATCGCCCGAGACGACCGTGTCGGTCAGGTCCCGCATGATATCGACGGTGTAGTACGGCTCGACGTTCAGATCGACGATGACGATGATGTCCGCAGCCGCGGCGTCGGCAACCGCCACACCGATGAAGAAATCGGCCCCGGCAACGGCCTTTAGCGGCGTGACTGAACCCGCTGAGCGGTCCCAGTACAACGGCGCCCCCTTGAGGATCACCAGGCTGGTGCCCTTGGTAAGAGTCACCTTTGCTTGCACCGAAAAGGCGGCCTGTTGCCCAGTGGTCTTGGCCGTCTGGCCTCGCAATGCACCGGCGCGGCCATCGGGCAATTGAATGACTTCGCCGACGGCGTATCCCGCCGCGGGCGTGGTAACCGCGACAAAAGTCGGGTCGCTGTTGGCCATAAGTGATTCGGCCATGGAAAACTCCTTTTTGTTTCGTGCTTGAAAATCAAATCAAAAACGGTTGCGTAAACGAGCAGCGTCAGGCTTTACCCGGTACCGGTCGACTTGTGCCAGCCGCGGAAGTCCATTGGAGCCACGCCGATATCAAGGTTGATGTCCCAGCCCATGCCCCACTGGCCCTTGTCCCAGACGTTGGACCGCATTACGGGGCTGCGATTGGTTCCGCGGCGGTAGGCCACCCGAATACTCCGCGGACCGCCGGCGGCCAGGAACCAGTTTGTTGCGCTGCCGGTCCTCGCTGCCCCGGTTCGCGGATCGATCACGCCGTTTGCCCCAATCCGATCGTCCACGACCGGCATCAAGCGGCGACGAGCGATGAGGTTCTCTGTCGTGTGCTGCGGATCAGCAGTATCGGCGAACAACTTGGCGATCATCGCCGGGCTGAGTAGCTCATCAGCCGCCCAACTCAAATCCGCCGGCACAATCAGATACCGCGGCGTGATGTTCAACACGTTGCTGTTGGAATCGCGCTGCTTGCCCATGGCGGTGATCGCAAGCTTCAGCGTGGCCGACGCAAGGGCGCCGGTCAAAAGATTGGCATGACCACCTGCCGTCGTAACCGCGGTGGCGTTGAACAGCGCACCGCTGTCGGCCACAAGAGTTGGGTTTTCGAGCATCACGGCATAGACCAAATCGGGGCGAAGGCGTCTGGCGGCCATCCCCATCTCGGTCGGCATCCGCATGATCGCACTCAACCGATCGTCGATGATGTCCTGCTCGTCGATGCCGAACTTCTTGGCGTATCGCGCGATTTTGTACGTTTCGTGCTTGTCGCTGATCGATGCGTCGTTGGCCGTGCCGCCCCGGGCCAGTTGCTCCAAGCGAGCCTGCGCTTCGAGCGTGATGTCCTCTTGCAAGAGGAAATTCGGCACGTCTTCCTCATCACACCAGCCTCGCGTGGTGTCTTCGGTCGTCTCCCAGCCGGCGACCAACCGGGCATAGACGTTCGTGCCGAACACCCATGCCAATGAGCCGCCGCTGGGTGCTTCCCGGACAGCCGACAATGCCTCATCGATCGTCCGATGATAGCGACCGGTGTCCAACCGGAGGCACTCGCGAAACAGATCGGGGGCCGACATGCCGGCGAATGATTCGCCGCGGTCGGCGTCCTGCTCGGTCAACAGATCCGCCCGCAGTGGAGTCGTGCCTCCACGGTGCATTGAGTGGAGGGTGGGATCGAGGCCCTGACCAGCGAGCATGCCAGCCGCCAGGCTGCGGACGTTGGTGTCCGCGGCTCGGCTGTTGCTCTGGATTGCCGGTGAGCCCTCGATTGCGGGGCCGACGGCAGTCGTGCGCTTGCGAATCTCTTCCAAGAAGACGCGCGTCGCCTGGTCGACGTCCCAGCCCTCGTCAACCGCTCGGGTGACGACTTCCGCCGAAACGTCATCGCCTGCCAGCTCGCGGATGTGACGGATGCGAGTCCGGTTGTCGGCCAGTGCCTGAGTGACCGCCTGGCGGGCAATCTCGGCCGGGTCTTGCGGCGGGTCTTCGGCCGGGGGATCATCCCGGTTGCCACCGTCGGCCGGAGGCGTGGGCGGAGGATCTTGCGGCGGAGTGACGGGCGGGAAGTCGGCAAGCCCTCGTTCGTCTTCCTTGAGAACA